TCACGCCGGCTCATCAAAATCGCACTCAGGGCAAATCCAGCACTTGAAACCATAGCGCATCCCCTGGTACATTTGCGTTCCGCAGATAGGGCAAAATCTTACTTCTGTTGATTCGGTTGATGTCTGTGTTTCATTGTCTGGTGATGCGTTGCTATCTGACATGTTTTTCTCCACTCAATTATGGGTATTGAGCAATAATTGCTGCCCTGTCGGTTGCGTACTGTGTTTTTCTTGTATTGATTTGCGCCAGAACCACATCCTTTTTCGCTGTCTCATTCACTCCATCATTAACCGCCGCAGCAAGCCAGGCTCTGTTGAGCTTTTCAATATCGTCCTGATAGGTACTGCTGAGTGCAGCAAGGGCTGCTTTTCTCAATTCAGAATTAGGCTGTACAGGAATATCAACCCACGCTGGCATTCCATTTTCATCTCCCCCTCTCACCTTTCCTGAAGGCGGCTCAGAAGTGAATTCATTATACACCTCTGAGCTAACCAAAACCGCATCGCTAGGCCAGGTTCCTGCAAGGTCATAACGCGGCTTTAGGTCATACAGATAAAATGTATTGTTTGACTTGCTGAAGTAAATATTATTATTTTCCATTTCAGAACCCCACCGCAAACCATCTAATTGAACGACCGTTAAAGAAGATACTCCCGCCAGAACTTAAAATACCAACTGTCATGTTTGTGCTTGTAGGTACAATTGCCACTTCGAAAGGAGTCTGGCTATATGTGCCGTCCTCAAAAATCGCAAATGCAGCTATACAACCGTTAGGGAATGCCTGAGGGAAGTTAACCACCAAAAAGTTTCCTGTCCCACCAGGGGCTGTGACCTTGCCTCCCTGCTGGATCATCAGACCAGGTCCATGCGATACAAAGCTTAATGTCGTTCCTGAAAAAGTTAAACCAAGCGTGTTCTGCATAGAGCCAGAATCAGCACTCGAGAGAATGGTCCTTGAAAATGCTGATAAATCAGTTAATGCCATAGTGTCAGCGCCATTAAAATACGGAATCTTATTGGCTGTTCCTGTCAGGGACGCTAAAGCGGTTAATGTTGGATCAAGGGGTTGTAGATTCGTCAAGAGATAATCAATTGTTCCGGCTGTCATCATGTTTGCTGCAATGTCATTTGCAGACCACGCCCGGGCGGTCGTTCCTTCCTGGCCGCGACTGATGGTCATAGTGTCGCCGGAACGTGCTGTGACATGAACGATTTCGGTTATTTGCCCTGTTGCGGCATCAATTAAAGTAAGCTTGAAAAAGCTGGTACCAGATACTGGTGATGGAAACAGTGCGCCCGTTCCGGTATTTACAGTCATTGAAGTTGCACTGGAGCTAATTCCTGCTGCCAGCACTGTCTGTGCATTGTTGGCGGCCAAAAGTGTAAGTGCCATTTATCCTCCGGGATTTCGGCAATAAAAAACCCGCACAAGGCGGGCTCTTAGTGTTAATATCAATTAAAAATGAATGAGGATTTCAGAATGAATAGTCTACCGGTGTTTATTGCTAAGTTTCTCTTGTCATCCGTCAGCGCAATAACAATTCTACTTTCGGTTTTTCTGATATTTTTAATTTTCGACATGTGGATTCATGAAGGAATACCACCATTCGAAAACATTAAATTCAGTGTCGCGATTTTTTTTACAATCACTATGCTTCTGGTTATATGCCAGTGCCTTAAGTATTACACTGACATGGCTATAGATCGCCGGGATAACACTACCCGATGATAGTGACGGTAACAGGCTGATAAAATGGCATATGGAGCAATCCACTATCAAAGGCCTGCTTGAAGAGTGAGGCGTACTCGTAATTATCACTCTTTATAAGCAGGCTGTTCTTCTGATTGTAAATTCGTGAGTTGAAAGAAAAGCGATTAAACATGGATGTATCAGTAAGCTTTCTGTATCCCTTTATAATCGATATGCTTGCGCCAGAACCAGAGAAGAGAACAGAAATACTCCACCTCTGGTCATTAACAACATCGACACCGTCAATGCCAGTCAAGAACCTCATGATGCGGCGCTTCAGCCATGGGATGGTGAAGTAGTAACCGTCACCTTTGTAGAAATTCCATGTCATTATGCGTTTGAACAGATCATCAGAGACAACAACCTGCTCAGACTGATTTACCACCTTCCGCCCATTGAATGGTAGTTGGTTAAACAGCATGGCATTGTATGGACCATAAACGCTTCGCTTCCCACTTATAAGCACCGGTGGTTTTACGCCATAAATCCCTCTGGCTATCCATTTTAGCTGGTCGCCAGCATTGTACCCGCCGACAAAGATCGGAAGGTTGGCGTTAATCATCCATGAATAAATTTCCTGAGCCATGGTGTTATACGCAGTGACGAACGCCTGAAGATCATCATCGTCGTTATACTGCGTATACAGGTATGATTTAATGATATCTTCCAGCATGTTATATCCCGTCAACAATCACCCCATCTGAGGAGATGTACCAGTAACTGTATGGGTCGCCGCTGATGATATTCGTCCCGGCGTCCACACCTGTGATAACGCCGTTCACAGTCACAATAACATTCAGGGTTGAGATAAGGCTCATATCCAGCGTGCCGTTAATCGCCTGAAGGAATACATCCTTAACGTTATTGATGTTCATCGGGTTTCCAGCAAATATCCCATTCACATAGTTAATCACCGGCTGCGACACAAGGGAGGCGATTGTGGCATCCGTCAGGTAATTCGCGCGTTCTGTCGCCCATTCAAACTTGATAGTCACCAGTTGCTGGAGCGGTACAACAAACGGGATCAGGTAGTTATCTGGCCAGTCGTTTATTGTCACGATGTTATTTCTAAGATTAGGCGTGACCACCCCGCCACCGGTCCAGGTGCCTGAGGAAGTGGTGTTAATGCCTATAGAGAAAGTGTGTGGGCTCAACACGGTGACGGTAAGAGGCACGTTATTGATGCCGCTCATTCCGGTGACGCCGGTGATGTTGATAAGCTGCCCTGTGCTGAATCCGTGAGTGATGTCAGTCGTTACAACGCCAGGGTTAGCATTTGTAATTCCCGTGACATTCAGGTCTGTGCCTTTAAGTCTGCTGATATCGCCAGCTGACTTATAAATGGCCCCGGCCATTTCATAGATATCGCCACCACCGCACATCACAATCCATGCATTGCCGCTCTGAACCACGGAAACCAGCCTGGCCTGAACATTGCTCAGGTCGGTTAGCTTCTGACGGATAAAGCCAGGATAACCCTGAACAGTTGACATCTGACCTTCCCAGACGCGCTCGCGAAACTCGTAGTTAGTTTCTGGCGCCCCGCCAGGCGTGCCGGCAACAGGGTTGGTACAGGTCAAGGTAATATCCGACGGCAGACTGGTCAGTATCTGGTTAACAGATCCTGCGGGTACAGCCCACGACCCGGTATTTGTCGCAACACCAGTTACCATCGAGCTGACACCTGATGACAAAATTATTGTAGCGTCGGCGATCTGATAGGTATAGGTGCCATCACTGACCAGAAACCCCTGGGGTATTACGAATCCAGCCGGTCCCGAGAAGGTCACTGGAACTGTGGTTGACCCTTCAGTTTTTTGCGGGCTGATACCTGACTGCTGAGCCAGGAGGTTCAGCATGTACATATTCGCTTTAAGCGGGCCAACAGAGTTTATGAGGTCGACGCGGATCTGATCGGCAATGAGCAGCGCGCCAACGTCGGTACCGACTATATCCTCAATCAGCGAGCCCGGGAGGTCCGTAGTAATACCGGGTGATAACTCAGTGGCTCTGGAAACCAAATCTGCGCGCAGTTCTTCGGATGTTTTCGGCACTGGCCCGGCTGCGTCATAGCTTACGGACAAATCACTCATACGTTCACCGTTGTGATAATTTTAGAACCGGCGTTCGTTATCGCCGAAATGTTGTATACGGGCGGGTCATCACTCACCAGGGCGATCTGCAGCGATGAGAAATACTGGCTAAATTGCCGTTGAAGCCTGTCAACATAGTAGGTTGGCAGCACCTGCTGAATGACCGAGCTCTGCGCCGGAACGCCATTATTTGCAAAAAATGGTGACTCCTGCGGCGCCAGCTTCAGATTCTGGATCAGCGTCGTAAGATAGATGGAGTCGTTGAAGCCATTTTCATCCGGCACCACCAGCACCCACTTGCCATTTGCATCTCTCCCGTAGGTTCTCATTGCGTGATATTCCCGTTGAAAGTGGTGGTTGGGCCCCCGGTATTTGAACCGCCATTACCGTTTGAATGCTGATGAGTATTCACCCATGCAACCAGTGCGGCCCAGCCGGCATGCATAATCGCCGGGCTGGTACTAGCGGTTGAGTCCTGCAGCTTCCCGCTCTGGCCTGTAATGCTCCACATGCCCTGCGTAAGTGTTAGCGCCGTGCTGCCTACTGTTACCTTAAACAAATCGACAGCCGCAATCGTCACGCTGTCAGGCGTTAACAGAAACGTCGTGTTGCTTCCCTGATCCCGGATGGTCACACCCTCGGGCCCGTAGATGGTGACAACGTTACCGTCGACGGCTTCCCATTCGGTGTTACTGATCGGAAGGTATACCAGGGCACTCAGATTGGCTGGAGGGGTTAGGTCAGCGACGCCGCCGCCCTGCCCACTAACGCCGCCAAGATAGGTATCAGCTGGAATAACAATGCCTTTATCGCCGGGCTGCATTGGATAGCGGATGTACTGCGGGCCGAAGAGTGGGATAGTGACATTCGGGAAAACATATGGCGTGTCGTGCAGCTCGAAGGCCACGGTGACCATATTGCCATTCTGCTCAACAATGCTGGCCGGAAGGATTTTACCGGCGGCCTGGAACGCCTCATTAAACTTTTGCTCGGCGAACCTGTTCATGTTCCGGCCGAAATTAAGCTTCTGGTCGACACTCATTTTGTCTTAACCGCCTCCGCCGGGTATGCCTCAATTACAGTGATCCACGCTTCAGCTGTTGGCTGCCTGCTGTTACCCAGCAACCTGACCGATTGCACTACAAATTCACCGTTAAAGGCTGAGTCATCGCGAAACTGCGAGTAAGAAGACGCCTGAATCATTGGCCTGGCCTTTTCCGGCATCAGGATATGGTCGCCAGTCTGCAGATCTGCACGCATGACGCAGACAACACTGACAACGCCGAAACTGATCCATGTTGGCTGGCCGATCAGGTCATTGAATTTTATCTGGACAGGATTTTTACTCCTTTCCGTCGCGCTTATTTTCGATCCCTGATCTGGATGGTTAGCGTAATCGTTATCCCACACCCGGATTTCGTTGCCGTTCACCACGGCTATTTCCACACCCGTATAGCCCGGGTCTTTGATGCGGGACAGCGAAAACGCCCGCAGGTTTTTTGCCAGCTCACCGAGGGAGCCGCAAAACATGGGGCGATCGTAATTCAGCGTTAGCCTGTCGCTGATGCTTATGTTCGGAGTAAATCCGCCCATCGTCATGATACATTGTGTCAGCGCAACGGAGAGTTTCTGCCCCATTGACCAGGGCATGGTGAGCTGAAGAGGAACCATTTGCCCGCGGGCAGTGGTATTAACCGGACCAGCGACAATGATGAAGTCCAGCCGCAGCTCTGTGCCCTGCCAGTTGCCGAACACCTGAAAAATGGTTCCCTCAATGGCAAGCTTTTTATCCCACACCCCCGCTAGCGGCAGCCCTTTCGACATCCCGGCAAAGATCTGAATTCGCTTACCGTATAGGTTCTGTCTGGCCTGCTGCATGTCTTTGGGGCCAATCCCCCATACAGTGAGATGGGTTTCCCCTGCTGGCGTGGATTCGCCAAAACGCATGATGTCGAACTCGACCATCAGCGCGCCTGGGTTATAGACCCCATTCTTCAGACTGGAATATTGCTGGATTAAGGTGTCGCCATCAAAAATGTTAATTTCGTAATAGCGCATCAGCTCGTTACCTCAATCTGCCCGTTCTTTTCACGCCAGATCATGGTCGTCGATGCGAACACCCCATTCAGGAGGTTTATTCCCCCAGCGGATGTCGATCCCACAACAGCAGTATTCAGCACCGGGTTCCCGGCGCTGTTAGTGATCAGTAAATACCAGCGCTGCGCGGCGATGTTCCACTTCATCTGACAGGTGTACACCGTCCCGTCGAGAACCGGAGCGAACGTCATGCTCTTCCTTTCAAGCCCGGTAAACGGGTAATTGACAGTGCTCATATGCCAAATACCCCCTGCAGCTTGCCAATCACACCTGTCACCGCTTCAGTAACCGATCCACCGAGCGATGTGTTACCAAGAGCGCTTACAGTGTTTGTCCATGCACTGCTGTTGTTCTGGTCACCGCCGTCAATTTTGCTGAGGAAGCTGTTTACGGCCTGGTCAGCAGCGGTTTCGGTAATCAGTGGCTGCTCAAAATCCCAGAGCCAGGAGCGCTGAGGAAGCGGGTCATTACCGGTAGAGCTGTCCTTAACCGTTTTCAGGATGCAGTTGTTGTATATCAGTGACGGCGTGGCCACGATATAAGTGCCTCCCAGGTTAGCATGCGCCTGAAGCACGGCCTGAAGCGCGCTCAGTGTTACAAGCTTGGTCATGGCACCGGTATTCTCGTTCACCGGCGCGTCCATCATCAGGCTGACCCTCAACGGCTGCGCCAGAAGCGCGTTGGCCGCGACGGTCTGGTTTGCGAATGGGTATTTAGCAATGTCGTAGTCGACCATTGTCGAGCCCAGAACAGGCCGCCAGTGACAGAAATATTTATCCAGATCGGTAAGGTTGATTGCCCCACCAATCAGCCCGGTCACAAAGCTGGCGCTCTGGGTGAGCGCCACTATTGGCAGCATGCCGCCGGGGATAGCCTCCGCAACTCCATTGCAGAGGATAACAGGGGATATTTCAAAACCGAGTCGATAGAGTTCGCGAGTAAATGCCATTATCCAGTCACTCCAAGCTGTGATGATGAAACGATGGCATTGCCGCCTGTGTTGTTGAATATCTGGATAACCGCGCCCTCGCTAACCCGGTTTCCGGCGCCCTCTTTCGTGGACATGGCGGAAATGAGTTTTGCCAGAATTGCAGGGTCGTTGAGGTTCAGTCTGTCGTTAGCGCCAAGGCCGGTCGTTTTAACGACGTGGCGGATATACTCCTCTGTGTCGTTCTCGTTCGACGGGGCCCATTTTTTCGCTATTTCGCTTACTGTGTTGATGCCGCAGGTGCCATAAATTTGCAGTTGTTTCGCCGACGCCAGCACGCCCTCATCAAGCGTAGGGAAGACTGCAAATTTCCCGCTCTGCGTGTTGTGCGTGCCGTACCCCTCAGCCCAGCGCAGATTGGTCGGGTTGTTGAACCGGTCGGCGATCGTCCTGCCTTTCGCGGAGACATCAGCAGGGGTTGGGTCGACGGGCTTAACATCCCCACTGGAGAAAAAGCGCTTAACTCCCTTCAACCATCCCCACACCCTGGGGTCATCTTCAGAACCAGGTGTGTAAGTCTGTCCTGTCTTCGGGTCCGTGACTTTCTTGTTGCTCAGTATTGAAGATCCGGAAGTCACATCCGATACGGAGATATCGGTTTTGCCCACAACCCAGTCGTAAACCTTCCCGATGAGCGCCCCAAGCTTTTCAATGCCAGCCATGAAGTCGTCAACGTCTTTGGTAAACTCTGGCGATGCCAGGTATTTCCCGAAGCGCTCAATGCCTCCCGCCAGTCCATCAATCCACTTACCGAGTTCTGGCGACTGCAGCACCGTATCAATGGCACCAGCCAGCGCATCAGAAAGCTTGCTCAGCTGCGGTGTTAGCGGACCGAGCCCGCGCACAAACGTATTACGGATGCTCTGCCCGCTGTAATCCAACTGAACGTTAAAATCCTGCCACTGCCGCGCCTGCTGGTCGGTGATCTGCAGTAATTTCGCATCCTTCTGCGCCCGGCGTTCCATCGCATCGATTTCTTCATCGCTCATGTTTTTAAAGCGATTCAGGTCATCCAGGCTGAAGAAGTTTGTCAGGCCGTAGGCGTTTGCCCCCTGCAGCGTGCTACCGTTTTTGACAAAGATGTCCCGAGCATTACGAATCATCTGCGGCAGAAGTTTCGCCGGGTCCTGGTCAGGGTTGTTAATTCCCATGGCCTGGAATGTCCAGCGCTTTGACAGATCCATCTGGCTGTCGCGGATAGCACCCAGCGTGCCTGTTGGGTTGCCAAGCGCTTTCTGGTAGTTAATGGCCGTGGAATCCAGCGCGCCGATGCTCGTCCCGAGCCCGAGAGAGGTGAAACGCTGGGAACCGGTTGTGGCCGCCAGGCGGTTAAGCCCGAAAAGACCGCCTACGCCCAGCACGCCGGTAAACAGGCCGACAATTCCACCCCATGACAGCAGACTTGTGGTTGCATCCCTGATGTGTCCGGCCAGCGACTTAGCGTCCTTCGTTGCATCACTCAAAAACCCCTTTGATGAGCGGGTTTTCTTGTTGAAGTCTTCCTGACTTTTATTCGCCCTGTCCAGGCTATCGGTAAGCCGCTCAAGTCCGCTGTTTATCGACAGAATCGCGCTTGCCCCCTCAGAAAAAGCTTTAGCCAGAAGATCACCTTCTGTTTTTGCTTTCGCCGTCTCTTTGGTAGCATCCGTGGCGCCATGCGCCAGCCCGCGCCATGCTTCAGGAAGGTCCTCAAGTGCAGCCTGATATTCTTTAAACTTCTCCATAAATGAGACAAACTTGTCGTCATTTACGTCAATATCGACAATAGACTTAGCCACCATTGAAGGAACCCCTGTCTTTTAGCGCGGAAATGATGTAACGCTGGCGGTACTGCGCCGGGCTGGCGAACTCTTCGCCGGTGATTTCCCTGATTACCCGCCAGAATCCCTCATTCGATGCCCAGTCTAGGAGGGTATATGCGACGTTTCCGGCCGGGCATTCTGGGTCTGGGTATCGGTAGGAGGATTCGACGTCTGCAAGGAATCGCGGAACGCCGTAACGCTCGATGATACGAGTTGCCCACCGAACATGCCGATCACTGAGCCCACCGTCGGGGCGATCAGATGAGCTTTCTGAATGGCAGAGGAAACCATAAAAAAAACCACCTCACCTTCAACTTCGCGGTATTCGTCAGGAGAGATAACCCCCTGCTTCATCGCGACTTCGAAAGATGCGGTTTTCCAGGTTCCGCCGTCATTCCAGACCACTGACGTAAGACGCTGGATCTCGTCAACGATGGTTGGAGCCTGCTGGTTAGCTTCGTCCCTCAGTTCCTGCTCACGCTGGAGCTTTTTACGGAGCATCATTGCGGCGACACGCGCCGCGCCAAGGCCACCGACCTGTGAGATGAAGTTGGTGAACAGGTTTCCCAGCAGCAGACAGTGCTCTTCAACCACCTCATACGGGAACGGGGTCACATGCAGGTACACGATTGACCCGTCTTCCCGGGTGATGTTTGTTACCAGGTTGAGCTTTTTGTCAATTTTCACAATCAGACCCACATATTGTCGTTAGCCAGGATGTAACCGCTGATGGTCACCACGTACCCGGCATCCATACCGGTAAACGGCAGTTCGTTGAAGTTCACCAGATAAGCGTTCAGCACGGTGAAATTGCTCAGCGTGTTCGCGTCCGGGGTGATTACAACCTCGCCCAGTGCTGTATCGGTGGCGAAGCGGTTTTTGTAGCTGTCGCTCAGTCCCTGGGTGCGCAGCAGATGGACGGTGACGGTCACCTGCTGATATGGCGCCTGGCTGCCTACGGTGCCGGTAAGCGTCGGGATAATGTCCGTCGCCGGGCCATCAGGACGCATGCTGATGGCGTCCTTGCCAAGGTAAGAGGCGGTGATGTTCAGCGCCGGAACGTCAGTTACTGACACCGCGCCGCGTACACGATTGAGGAATCCCTGCGGTACTAATGGGTTTGCCATTTTTTACGCCCCTACAAAGTTGGTTACGTTCACGTTAAACGTGATGGATTCGAAGCCGCGGCGCGGCGTCATTACGGCGCTCAGGCCAGCGTATTTTCCAGCGGCGTAATCGGACGGATTCAGGCTGGTGTAATTCGCGAACGACACGGCGTTGATCACCGCGTTACCGGCATACGTGCCTTTCTCGTATTCGGTGTTGAAATCCTGCTGAGTCAGGCCAGCACCAATCACGCGCCCGAGGATCAGGCCGTAACTGATGCCGTTGCGGAGCGTCTTCAGCGCTCGGCGCTGCAGGCGGTCGATACCGTTCTGCTCGTAGTACAGCGGGTTAACAGTGGTGTTTGACCCGTTGATGATTTCGTTGGCCAGATCGAGCTCGAGGTTGATTGCAGTCCATGCCACGGAATACCAGTAGTTGAACGGATTGCCGTCCAGCATGTGACCTGCCACCAGCATTTTGTTGCTCAGCCCACCTTCCGCGGCGGTGCCGACGTAGTTGATGCTGTTGTCCTGGAGCTGTTTAAGCAGCGTGCCATTACCTTCGACCGGATACTCTGTAACCCCGTAACCAAATCGGTACGCCATCGGCGGCACCATGTTTGACGAGCCAGGGTCGTTTGCCAGAGAGGACTGGAACGGGAACGCCATGGAAAACTCGCCAGCAGGAATATTTGGCGATTCCACGCCAGCACACACAGATTTATTCTTGGTGGCGACCCAGTCCGGATAAGTAGCGGTGGTAGTGGTGATGAAGAAATAAACCAGTGATGCCGGGCTGGTATACAGACCTGTCAGGGTCTTGAACGTCGTTTCACCGTCCCATTCACGCGGCACCAGGTACGAGAAGAATTTCTGGTAGGTGTTACCCAGAGAGATATCCTCATCGATGAAGTCGGTCAGTGCAGCCACAGCAGCAGCCACAGACACATCACCCAGCTCCAGTACGTAGACCGCGCGGGTTGATCCCTGCGCCCAGAACGTGGTGTTCATCTCGATGATTTCGTTTGCCGCTACGGTTTTCACCGTACCCATAACTGTTGCCGTGCCAGGGTCTGTCGCCAGCGGGTAAGTGAAGGCGGTAGCGGTGGTCGCGGTGGCTGTGACGGCGCGGTTATACGCTGTCGGGGTAACGCCAGATACAACCAGCGGAATAGTGTCACCAACTGTCCACCCATGCGCTGCTGACAGGGTCACGGTGACCACGCCAGTTGCCCAGGCGATTGTTGAAATGGTCTTTGCCGGCGAGGTAATAGCCTTCAGATCGTCTTTGGTCGTCAGGAGCTGATACTCTCCTGCCGCCAGGGTGGTTCCGCCCATGGAGATCATTGCGCCGGATTTGAGCAGCTGAGAGGGCTTCGGTGGGTTGGTCACCGAGACGTTAATGTTAACAATTGCCATTTATTTATTTCTCCGGGTAAATGGACGGAATCGCTGACGTGATCAGCTTGCGCGCGACGTTCCGCATACGCTGCTGGTAATAGTTGACTTTGAACTTGATGGTTTTTCTCATGGCTATGATGTTCAGCTCGTTCTGCGTGACGCGCTCGTCCTGAACAACCGGTATGTTCATCACACCCATTTCCGCGTCGTCGCCGAGCGTGTACTGCTGCACGTATCTCAGGAAATCCTCAACTCCTGCATTGCGCAGTCCGGTGATGGAAATCGTCACATCCTCGGAAACCAGCTGATACTGGTTCTGTTGCTCATCGAGGTAAAAGCTCCCGGCGATCGGCGCTGTGTTGCTACATTTCACCGTTGCATACGGCGGCGACAGGTTCTGCGTCGACAGCATGGCCGGGAACATCGGCATGTACTGGCTCAGCGTCAGCCATACCGGCAATGAGCTCGAAACCACAACGTCCGACAGGTCGATATCGTCGGCCGAGTTGATGATTTGCGATCGCATGTAGGGGAAGATTGCCTCCCCTGTGTAGTGGTAGAGGTTGGCCGGTTCGTTCAGCCCGGTGCGCCGGGAGAAAGAAAACTGGATGCCGAAGAACTCGCCGATATACAGGACATCAGACCCGATATCGTTGAACGGGTCGATGTCCGCCTGCGCAGTAAACGTCACGACGTTCCTGTCGTAGAGCTGCTCGTCGTCCTGGATGGTTTCGGTCGTCAGGTGCAGATAACCCTTAACATCAACCGTATCGGGCTCGCTGCTGGGGTCGTCCGACAGAACAGAAGCCTTCACCCAGAATACGAAACCGTCGAGCGGCAGCACCTTGCGTATATACTTCGTGAACGTGACCACCTGAAAGCGGCTCAGGTCGTCAAGACCCTGCGTCAGCGTGGCGTTAAGCTCTGTTTTTGCAGTCTGCTGCAACTCACTCAGGGAAGGCATTCAGCACCCCGCTTACCCAGGCGCGCATCGCGGCCTGATAGGTTCCGGTATCAATGAATGACGGACGCGGCGGCCCTTTTTTGTTTTTGAATCGCCGGGATATACCATCCAGCGCGCGGCGCGTAGGAACGCCCGGCAATCCGTTCATTTCGGTGTTGTCGAGGAAGGCGACAAACAGGTCATGGATCCGTGACATCGACTCTGCCAGAGGGTCTTTGACTGGCGGTGCGCCGGCCATCATGTTCTCAAGCGACGCGGCCATGTCATTCGCCATCAGGTCAGCGATGTCGTTGCTGTACCTGTCGAAAAACGTCTGCATGATCTGGTACTTTTCCTCCAGATACTCGGCGACGTCTCCGGTCGTGGTGTTCTCGTCCTCATACGGGACATCAATCACCCCCAGGTGGAAGGTGATCATGACAGCCCCCACAGGCTGCCGAACTGCTGGGCAATCATCAGGTACCGGCGGCCCCATGGGTCCTGCAACATCTGCAGGTCTGCCAGAGACAGGTCTTTGAAGAAGTCCGGCACCAGGCGCTGAGCGCTGGTTGAGTTATCCCCGGCACCAGTAATCACGCCAGCCTTGAAATCGTTCAGTCCATACGTTTTCCTGAATTCAGCAAATACCGATTCGGTACCGTAGTTGACCAGGAAAGACGCGCCCAGGTTGTACACGGCAACGGTGTACAGGCTCGGCGTGACGCACGCGATATCAGGGTTTACCCACTCAACCGCGCCGCCATACGCCAGGGTGAAAGACGGCGAGTTGTCGGGAACCTGCGCGGCGGTCACGCCCATGTCAGTTCGAACGAATTCGATGAATCCCGACAGGCTCGTTGTCATTTTTTCTTGCTCCCGGATTTTTCAGTGACGATTGTTTCGTTAACCGTCTGGGTATCTTCACTGTCTTCACGACCTTTCGCCTGCTCAGCGCTGACTTCCATCTCGCCGGAATATCCGGTGCCGCTTTCGAGCAGGGCGCTATCCAGAGCCGCTACGGATGCCTGGCGGCGGCCGTGGGCGCCACGCGTCAGGTGAATATCGTTATCGCGAATTGCTTTTTCGATTACCGACGCTGATACAGGCTTGTTCAGGCTGTAGCACAGGCCGACAAACGCCTGGCTCTGGTCGATTTTGGTCGAGTCAACCAGGCCATAAACCTGGTGATGCTGCACCACTGCATCAACTTCATCAGTTGAGCCATCCAGCACCATCATTTGATCGCCGTGGTTAATCGGGATCTGAATAAGGCGGCCGGTCTCCAGCTTGCGATAGGCGAAAATCTGGCGCTGCTTGGTGGTGTTAGCGATATAGAGTTTCATTGGTTACTCCTCATTGACCGTTAATGTCTGGTGTCCATCTTCGTACTTGGTGTATGTCATTCCAGGTTTAATGGAGTGGGCCCAGGAAACTTCATCGCTTTTGAATTGATGTTCCTCACCAAACTTGCCGGTAATAACGCAGGCTTCTTTTGTCATGAAGACTGACTGAATGTCGCACTGAGTAATGATTTTCACTGGTTACCCTCGTAAAAAAGCCCCTGCTGAGTTTCCCCGGCAGAGGCTTAACCGCTTCAAAGAATGGATCAGGCGCTGTACGCCATGGACAGGATGGTGATTGCTTCCGGACGAACTGCCCAGCCTGCGGTAGAGCGCATTTCGGACAGAACATCAATGGCTCCACCGGCGATCGGCGTCGGAATTTCACGCGGCGCCGCCATGTCGGTGAACATCAGCGCGTTCGCGGCAAGAGACGGGGTCAGCTTGGCGAATTCGTTGGTGTTCACAGTCGAGTTGACCATCGGAACCTCAACCTCAGGGATGGTGATCACCACCGCGTCGGTACCGCCAGCGCCTGCGCCGATCAGGGTGTCGTCATACACCCAGTCAACCTGGACGTTTGCGCCTTTCAGCACTTCTTTCACAGTGCCGCCGACGGTGTCAGTACCGCCACCAGGACGCTGGTAAGAAGTCAGCTGGACGATCTGCTGAATCTCCATGGCGCCGAGGACGCGCTGCGGCCCCAGGATAACGACGCGCTGCTGGCGGCCCAGCTGCATGGTGCGGGTCAGTGCGGCCTGTACGTGACCAAGCAGGTATACCGCCATCTGGCCGTGGTCATAGGTCAGCACAGTTGTGTTGCCGTTGCTGTCCGGTGGCAGGGACTCAGTAGTCGCGCCAGCGGTGTTCAGCAGGCCTTCACCGCCAGCAGGGTTCATGCCGTACAGCAGAGCAGAGCGCAGCTGCTGGAAAATGCCCTGACGCATGCCCAGGCGCTGAGCTTCAGGCAGTGCAAAGTTCCAGTTACCGGCGGCTGCCATGTCATGGTGATCGTAGATACCACGGCAGCGGAACAGGTAGGTTGGGGTTGAAATCATCTTCGCATCCAGCGCCACGCTCGGCAGCTGGTTACCGTTACCGGACTGGCTTGATGTGGTCTGGGTGCGAATATCCAGGCGGCGCATGTAGACGTACTGGTCGCCTACGCCGAGACGGACTTGCGGGTTACCGCTGGCGATGGTTTCAAACGCACCTGATGCCTGCTGGTAACCAATGATCATCTCCGGCGCGATGTACGACGGATTGACGATGGTGTAGCTGGGGGTAATTGCAGCCATTTAATTCAGCTCCCGATTAAAGTAAGACCAGCGCGCAGCTGTCGGTGTTATTCCAGGTCAGGAAGCCCGTCGCGCTGTCATAGCTGACAGTCTTGGAGTTGCCTGATTCGATAGCGAGCACTTTTACCGGCAGCGTGATGTCGGAAAGCGTAACTGCGCCAATGGTGCCCTGCGTGGTTGCAGCGCCGCTCGGTGCAGTTGCCGGTGCATAGGTAAAGGTTGTTGCGTTAACGACTGACAGTACGACCACAGTGCCGTTGTACGCAGCAGGAGCGACGCCGCTGATTTTCACGTACTGACCAGCAGTCAGGCCATGAGCTGAAGCGGTTACCGCTGTCGCCACACCATTGGCATAGGTCACAGCGGTTGTCGCGATGTCAGAACCAGCGAAACCGGCCGCCGCCGCGGTGGTGATCTGGTTGTTCACAAAATCCCATGCCAGCGGAGTTTTCACTGACGCGCCGGAGGTACCCAGCGCGACAACCTGCGCAGAAGCTTTCAGCGGCACGCGCATGTTAGAGCCCAGGCGGTAGTACGAAACGCTCATGCCTGATGCGTACAGCGGAACCGGTGACTGAGGCGTGGTCAGGCCGTTGTGAGCCTGATTGAAGACGGTGAAACCTTCCAGTTCGGCAACAGACACAGCGCGACGGATGATTGAGCCGCGCGGACTTGAGCTGGTACCAGGCAGAAGCTCAGCAACCGGCAGACCGCCCCACAGTGGTTTGGTTTCCGTTGCCGCCACGGTGCCCGCCGCCAGATTGAAGCGGTTAGCTGGGTCATCGAGCGCCACACCCTGAATATAACCGTCGGACTGCACGCCGAAGGAACCCAGCGCGTTCGTGGTTGCCATCGGGTTAAGAGATAAGTTAGCCATGCTTGAGAGCTCCCGTTAAGCCTGGTTGTTGAAACTGGTGACCTGACGCTTGCCGGACTGGAACGGAGCCCAGGTGGCAGCAGGATCGCCTTCGAAGGTGCTGATCTGGCGACCGGTCGCATCAGCGCGTTTAATTTCGCGCAGCATGCCAGGTCCAACAGACAGGCTTGCCGATTTCTGCGCGTCGGCGTAAATCGTCTTCTCTGCCACGCTCAGCAGGGCTGAGTCAGCGATGGAGGACAGGTCGACGGATTTGAAGTCAGGCGAATGCTCCTGCAGCTGGATCATCAGGCGGCGGCGATATGCCAGCGGCTTTTCACCAGACAGCGGCACCGGCGCGCGCTTGCCAAAGCAAGAGAACACGCTATCGGCCTTCACCTGTGCATCGGCGACTTCGTTACGCTCTTCATCGCTCAACTCGGTTGGGATGCGGGAGCGCAGGTCGGCGATTTCCTGGCGCAGCTGAGAATCAGCCTTTTCTTTCGCCATACGTTCTGCCTCTTCGGCGTCGGCCTTCTCTTTGGCTTCGGCGTCTGCTTTTTCCTTCGCGGCTTTCTCTTCCGCGTCAGCTTTGGCTTTCGCCTCTTCGGCCTCTTTAGCCTCTGCATCAGCCTTTTCTTTCTTGGCTGCTTCTTCGGCATCGGCCTTGGCTTTACGGTCTGCTTCTTCTGAGTCAGCCTTAGCCATGCGTGCGTCAATCGCCTTATTGATTAGCGCTACGATTTTTTCCTCGTCCATCTTTTCAGCCTCGTTTGGAATGGAATCAGATTTAACACCAGTAGGGGCAAGGAGCTTGTCCCATACGCCCTGTTCACAAATTGCAACGTGGTCGAGCAATACCGGGGAACCTTCCACCAATAGAGGCTGACCGTCGATTTTGATGATTGAGTCCTGCATTTCGCTATACGTGACGGTTGGCGAAGTACTCAGCTGCCGTGTCGCCATAATTTCGGCGGCTTCAGCGTCGTACACCCGGGCAATGGCCCAGACCTCGCCATTATCTGCAACCCAACTGTTCGTCAGGGTGCCGATAACACGCTTCGCAAATTCATCGCTATCGAGCTTGTTTTTCTCCGGGTGCAGCCAGATAAGCGGTACACCGGCAACTCGCTGGAGAAACTCTGGGATGAGATAGTCGTCCGGGTTACGAAAGGCCATCTGTTGATCTGCAGAGCGCCAGGTAACCCCTGTTCCGGTTACCCGGATGGCGAACATCCACATGTTGATAAAGAATTGCGGGCTGCTTAGCGTCCCGTCAGCGATGAGCGCGGCCACCTCGGTTTCATTGAGCGCCTGCTGCACCAGCATCTCAGCGAAGGGCTGATGAAGCGGTTTGGGCAGATCGTCAATGTGGAACCATCCGGCGGCCAGCGATTCGTCGTTAAGCTTCGCCTCGAACCTCTCCGGCACCTCGGCGCGAAACGTCAGGTAATCGCCATAAACGCTGTGCGGAGTTAGCGGGCCATCGTACTGATAACCCACTTCTTCCAGCACCTCGCGGCGAGCTGCATCAATAGCCAGCTCGCCCGGCTCTACCGTGCCGCCAGGCGGGCACCACGTACCATCATCCGAACGCTGGATAAGGAAGACGAACTTACCCTGACGGAACATTATCCCGCTGCCAAAAATAGCCACGTTTTAATGCTCCTATGCTGCTTTCTTCATCGACTCCATGAACTTCTGCCCCTTCTGGGTCAGCATGTATTCAGGAATGCTTCGGAGGTTGTAGATGTAGGTCACGTAGCACTGACAAAAAACCTCTTCGCCAGGCTGAGTGATTTCGTCGAGGTAGCCGGCGGGACCGGCTTTCACGTACCCGTTTTTCTGCGCCAAGTTTCCGCGAATCAGGTAATACATCTGATCGCGTTCCTTGTGGTCTTCCCGGAAGTCATAACCCGGCCGCCGCCAGTGGCTGTGCCATATCGCCGCAATCGCGTTGTTGCTCGTTGCGATCACGTTGTCGATATTGGCTATCAGTTTATGGTTCTGGTCGATCATCACCCGGCGCGCTTCATAGCCCACCTTCTCTGCGGCCTTCTGAATGTGGTCCGCCGTCTCCCGCATCGCTCCCTGAATACCGGTCAGCGCAATGCTGTCGGCTGAGGGAATGCTACTGGCCCAGCCGCTAAACCGCGACAACGTGGTGTCGACGGCTTTTTTGCGGTTGAGCTGGATAAGGTCGGCACTGGCGAGGATCCGCCTGTCTAGTTCCGTCCGCAGCTTCGGCTCAAGGTAGTTGAGCGTAAAACGGGATATGCCCTGGTGGCGCTTCAGCGCGCCAGCTCGCCCCACCTGCAGGTCGTATGCTTTCGTCAGGTTGCGGGTGACCATCGCCATGTAGTCATCGGCAGTTTCGCTTTCGGCGGCCTGGCGGATAATCGCCTGCCAGCGCTCCAGCTCTTCCCGGGATGAGTAGCCGTTGCGGAGAAAGAACTTCACCGCATCTCTCACTGTTCTGGTGAAAGTGTTCATACCAAATTCCAGTCGACATCTGGCTTGTCGGGGTTGTCATCAGGGTTGGTGGGGGGACTTTTCTTCAGATCATCGAAATCCAGATCGAGCCTCTGAGGGAATAGGTTTTCATTGGCGTTTGCGTTTGATTGCATCCACTCAATCAAAGCAGCCCGGTTTTCAGGGTCATTATTTAACTGCGGGAGCAATAACTCACCCATGCTTATCAATGACTTGAATCTTATTTCATCGACCTTCACCTTCTCGCTTTCCGGCTCTTTCAGGGAGGACGGCCAGCGATATTCGAAGTTGTTTATCCAGCTCGTGAAATACACGCTGTAGGTATTTTTCAGCTCAGGGAAGTCAGCACGCAGCGACCTGAAGAACTCAATACTCCAGGCGCGGTACTGGCACACGCGAATGAAGAACGCGTAAAGCGGGTCCAGCCACTCGCGGATGTTGTCGATATACACCGCCACGGCGCGGGCATCTTCAGTGCCTTCGCCGAATCCCCGGGCGAACGTCTCAGAGTTGAGGATGATCGCCGGCATGTCTGCGGCGGCGGCCACGTTCTCCAGGATGTGCTTACGCGCAGAGTCGAGAGGCTTTTCCAGGTTGCTCAGGTCGATCGACTCAATATTGTCGCTCTCGCCGATCTGGAGAACCTCGCCCGTCTTCCCGCGCTTCAGCATCATGCGCTTGATGCCGCTGAGCTTCTGCATCATGTTGTTGACGACGGAGCTAGGCCCCTTGATTTTCGTCACCAGCAGTCCGCCTTTCACCGCAACCATGTCGTCTGTGCGCATGGTCTGGATGAAAGACTTCAGCGGGTAAAGCGCGCGCTGGTACACGCTGCGGCCCGTGAATCCGAATGCCGCGGGGTTGTACGCGAGGTAAATCGGATCCTCGTTCTGCACGACGACACAGCGCGATTTGTGATACGGCTTGCCCGCCACCCGTATTCCGTCGACTTTCTGAAAGTCCTGGGCGTTCGGGTCCTGATTCAGCACGATACTGCCCGCGGTGTTCAGCGGGTCAAGAATGTTAAAGCTGACGCTGTGCTTGTACAGCGTGCGGTAGTCCAGCGATTCATTCGGCTCCTGGTTATCCACCAGCATTGCGATCGCAGATACGCCGTAAATACGGGCGATGCGCGCGGCGTTGGCGATGTGCTGGTTCGCACCCATCGCTTTCCATTCGCGTTCGAACGCGTCACGCAGGCGTTGTTCAAGCCCATACGACTGGGCAACATGCACGGTGCGCGGCTCATTCATCGCCATTTTAATCGGGCGATCCACCATCTTGCCGCCCAGCGGGTGGTAGAGGTAAACCGTTTTGCAGGTCTGATAGCCAGCCGTAGAGCCGGGCTGGATGTCGTCGCTGTCCAGCAATGCCATCAACTCTGAGTGAGAGCAGCTGCCGATTTCGAAATCGTCTTCGTTCATTGGTTCTCTCGTCAGATTGCGTCGCCGCTGCCGAAGGCGATGATCAGCCCGTAGGTGTAATCATCGAGCAGGTCATCGGCGCGCTTATGCGCTTTCTTGTCGGCAAGGTGGAATCGGGAAACCTGCTTATGCAGATGGTTTGCTGTCTCGCCCTTGAAGACGGCTGTCTTCTCGTAGGCGTATCGGGAAATCTTCGCCAGGCCGCGATAGTGGTAACCGGAGGCCATGATGGCGCGCTCGTCCTTTCCTTTGCTGGTCAGGGCGGACTCAATTTTGTTGACCGGCCATCCCAGGCTTTCACCTTTCTGCAGGAGGATGCTGCCCATGCTGGCGTCTTCGATGAACACGCCCAGGCTGCCGTTGATGGCAACGCACTGCCCGGAAAGCTCGTTGAGCCGGTCGAATACCGACGGCATCCACGTTTCCAGCAGCGCGCCGTCAATCTGCACGACATCCCAGTCCAGAATGGTGAGGCGCTGAATGCCGGGCCGGGTGTCGACGGCGTAATACACCACCGCCGTGCCGTCGTGCTCAGAGCCACCTTTGACGGCGGTATCCATGACAGCGAAGACGGCCTGGCACATTTCAGGGTAATCGACAGGCTGATCCTGATTCTCACCCTCGAACCATTTGCGGACGTCGAACAGCGAAGCGGCGGACCAGTCGACGAACTCGGCCAGAAACTCCTGACGGAACACGCGCGGGTCGTTGTTGGCCTTCTCCTTCTCCAGTTCTTCCGGCGGAACGAACGGGTTGGAGGATGTCGGCGCGTGATGCTCGATAAAGCCAAGGTTCTTGTCGTGGCAGATGGCGTAGAAGAAGTTCTCTTCGTCCACCCCGTCCGGCGTTGAAAATACGTAGGCGCGGCCTTTGGTCGTCAGCAGCGTTGGCTTAATCGACTTCGGCCAGATCTCCCTCAGCATCTCCGGAGACTTGGTAAATGCCGCCTCGTCTATCAGGATGATTTCGTATTCACGGCCACGACCAGCCAGTTTGTTGTCGTTGGTGACCCAGAAGTCGATCTTCCCGCCGTTTTTCAGTAGCAGACGCTTCTCCTGACGGCTAAAGCTTTTCTTCAGCGGCAGCAGGATTTCTTCGAGCTTGTCGTAGATTTCCTGATACTGGCGATACTCAGCCGTGAAGATACCGACGCGGCCGCCGAGTTCAATGTCCATGCCCGGGCGCTTAAACGGCGCGGTGGCATAGGTCACGGCGGCGCTGGACAGCATGAAGGTCTTACCCCAACGTCGGCCACACCGGACCGCATGCAGTTGACCTTCCCAGGAATCAGACCAGACCTTTAACTGCCCGTCATGCAGCGTCGGGAGGTAAATGTCGGCCATGATTTATCTTCCAGGTATCGGCAGGGTGTTGTGTACGACGATCGCGTTGTCGCTGTCGCCGTCCTTCATGATGTCGATTTCCATTTCCACTTTTTCAGTGGCGCGTTCGCGGTAGGCGGCATCGACCCGAAGCTTCTCTATCGAGCCTTTGGTGTACTCCAGCGACTCAATGCGTTGCGTGTTCCGGTGCATGGCCTTTTCAGCAGCGGAAATCAAAGAGTGCAGATCCTTCGCTTTGTCATCATCGGCAAGCTCCAGCTCAGCCTGCCAGCGCCCGATGTTCTCAGCCGCAGTCAGGTTTGCAGCGCGAAGCCAGAACAACTCATCGTCGAGCGTAAGCAGTTTCGCGTCTTCGGTGATTGCGTCAGACAGGAGCATCCTGCGGCCGTAGCCACCGTGCTTCAGTGCATTCTGGTTGCCAGGCTGGAAAGCGTTCGTCGGTGGCGCAGTGCGGGATCCGCGTATCGGTTTCGCGTCTCGGGAATTTTTGGTGCTACCTGTTTCACGGGTGGATTTTTTCACCTTCCCGGATTTACTGACCTCGCCCTTTCCCTTCTGCGAATTCGCATTCTTTTTCGCAGCTTCTTTCTGCGATTTCGCACCATACGAAGTTACTTTGATGTAGCGTTTCGCAGATGCGTAATTCAGTCCCTGAGCCTGGCACCAGTCTTTGGGGGAAATACCTGTTTTGGCATGCTCGGCGAGGAACTGGTCTTGCAGTGCTCCCCAGTCCGGTTTTGCCATAATACTTACCTCACGTTGACATTATCGAAGCCCCTCAGTGAAGGGCTCCTGTAATGCCGCGATCAGCCAATAAGCAACTCGGGCTGTGTTACCTGCATGATGTGCTCATGCTCGAGCTCCAGAACGCGCTTCTCTTTCTTCCGCTCGTTCATTAACCGGCTGCCGATCGTGCCTTTCAGCTTTGAGCGAGTTTCTTTGATGGCGTAGCGATGTTGCATTTCTTCACCCATGGCAAGGCGACGGCTAAGTTGCTCAGACATCCAGTTGAACGCTGAAATGTAGCTTTCTTTGATAGCTGCAGCAGCTTTCCCGGTGAACCCCATCACAACCATGATCCAGCCATCTTTCGTCAGGTTGTACATCGGGCGAACCTTACCCTGCTCATCGATATAATCAGCCGACGCAAAATTGCGTCGGCTAAATTCACTCGAGCAATCAGCCTTAACCTGCTCGATTTTCCTGAGCACATCGCCGTGACGCTTGCCGAAGTACGTGGCAACTTTTCTGGATGTGGTAACTACCTCTCCGTTTTTGGCTTGCACCATTTCGCGGAAGTCGAAGGCCGGAATAACTGACGGATTATTCATAGCGTGTACCTTTCTTTGAGATGAACCTTTGCCGCATAGGAAATCAGCCCGTCGAGGCTCGCCAGCACTAACTGACTTCCTCAAAGGCTCATTTCAAAGGGTATGGTTCGACGTGGTTTGAATGCGCTGCGGTGCGCGGTGAAATGCGGATACAAAAAAGCCCCGGCGATTGCCGAGGCTCAGAATTTTGTTTTTGACACTTGATGATTTCTCTTCAGCTGGACTGCTCACAGCATGACTGACTTTTACTACTTTCATTTCTCGAATTCAATTTATTTTTTTCTCGCTTCTTCAACTTCCCTGATCGCCGCCTTATCCAGATTGCACTGCCCAAGAGCCGTATAGAGCTGCGCGTTTAACTCCAGACTTGCCTGCCACGTGAACGGAACCACCATTCCGGGGATCGGCGTGTCTGCTGTCAGGTCAGCGCTTATCGGCACCACTGGGGCCGGAACGTAAACTGTCTGCGTATTCCCGCAGGCTGTCAGCAGCGGCAGAAGGAACAAGCTGGTTAGCGCACGGATCGCCTTCAAGCACCTGCCTGATATAGACAATGCGCGTCTCGCCTTTTTTGGCCAGTTCGTTCTTTGCATTCTGGGTAGCCTGTGAAATGTCACGGATGAGGTTCATCGTGGTGATCACGTTACTGGTGATCGCCTCTGATGTTTCTGCCCGGACCGTCGCCTTGTCGCGCTGGTCTTTGTAGGTGATGGCGTTGTCGCGGTAGTGATTCACTAAGAACGCCAGCACGCTGATTAACGCCACCACCAGCAACTGCAGCCAGTAACGTTTTACCAGCGCGCCAATCACGACAGGAACAGAGCGCGCTCTGCCTCGCGTCGACGGGTCAGCCCGTTCAGGACTTTGCCACCAGCTTTATTCCAGCGCAGGAACTCATCAGCAGCGCCAGCGTAATCACCGGCGTTGAGTTTTCGCAGGAGGGTTGATGTCGACAAAGACCGGGCGCCGAGGTTATACGTGAAGGACACCAGAGCATCGAACTGTCCTTGAGTCAGCCTCACCTTAACCAGGCGAGACACATCGCTTTCGTAGCTGACCAGTCCAGTTTTCAGCAGGCGTTCTGCCGTTTCCTGCTTAATCGTCATCCCTGCGCGGATCGTTTTACCGTCGACAGGCTGAGTCCAGCCATAGCCAATCGTCCACACTCCGACGCTGTCCTGGTACGCGGTGAGCTTGCAGTCTTCGAACTGCTTGATCAGGGCAATGCCGTTATCACTGGTTTGCATCACCGCCTCCAAAGCGAGAATTAAACACCCGGGACGCCATAACCTTAACCTGCTCTACCCCAACAAACCCGAGGGCGCCACCTATAGCAATAGACAGGGACTGCGGGAGGTTGAAGTAATCAAGAGCTGACACAGCGGTAAGGGTTAGAGCTCCGCATATTGCTCCTTCAAGAATCATTTTCTTCCAGCCGCCACCGCCGTAAGCGATTCGCATGGCGGCCATGACAACCGATAGCAATACGGCACCCATCGGCGTTTCGCCACGCCACCAACTGTGGAGTAGTTCGATAAACTCCGTCCAGGAGTGGGGATCGTTATGCATTTTCATAGTCTCTAACCTCCGGCTTAAAAGCGGGGGCTGTGTGTTTGAAAGGGGTCAGGCCCTCGGGACGATTTAACAAGTAGGCGTGTCGATGATGGTTCCCGGAGCCTGAAATAAAAAAGCCAGCGACAGGCTGGCAATGTGAGGGTAAGGCAATGTCGGCTCTCTGGCCGTAAATACCCTGGCTGGGTTTGGTTCGCCTGGCTGGATTCGAACCAGCGACCAACCGCTTAGAAGGCGGTTGCTCTTTCCTCTGAGCTACAGGCAAATTTGGCGGGACGGGAAGGATTCGAACCTTCGACCATTCGGTTAACAGCCGAACGCACAACCGCCGTGCTTCTGACCCTGAAATGAAAAAGCCCCGCACGATGGCGAGGCTGTTAATTCTTTGTCGACCTACGAAGCTATGGCGACGATATCAGATTTACATGAAATATATGCGTTTCAATCCAGTTTTGCAAGACTTGAGTCTAAATTTGTCGCCTTTTGTTGTGAACGTGATCGCGTAACCTGCAACAAAGCTCCACTGTCCAGGCGCAGGAAGATGCGGCGCATCTCTACCCAGCGGTCCGTAAAGGTCTCTGACCAGTTCTTTGGTGTTGCGCCAACCAGCTCCGCCAGCGCCTGATATTCGTATGTCTCACGGCCCGCCAGCTCCGCTTTGACGTCCTGCGCCGCCAGCCATATCAGTTTTTTCAGGCGCTCCATCGTCTTGCCCGCCACCTTCTTCGCGCCGAGCTGTTCCCGGAACTCTGCCCACGCCCACTGTGTAATCGCTACCTGGTATTCGAAGCGGATATTCTCGCTGTAGTTCCATAGCAGCCATGCTTTCTGATGGTCTTCAAGCGACAGAACAGCGCGGCGCCATGATGCAGTCACGAACTCTACCGGCCCCACCAGCGCAATGGATGAGCCTTTGGCGCGGGACTGGTTGCCGCTCATCGCCGGTCCGTCCGGGGTAACTTTGCGGCCGGTGACCGGATCGGTGATTTTCTTCCGGCCCCGGCTGCGCGCCGTCGCGGTGAATTGCGCGTTCTCGGCGAAAGCCACCAGTTGCCCTTTCATCGCACCGCTGAGGTCTGCGGTCGCCACAATGAGCTGCTGACGTACGTATTCCAGTTGCTGACTGTTCATGCGGCTTCCTTCTGTGGCTGATTGGTTTGCTGGCTGTGTTTTGCTACTGGCGGCAGATTGGCTCTGGCCACGCTTTCGGCTTCGTACCTTTGGGATTCGGTTAAATTCATACACCTAACCCCTCATTAGTCTTTTAAGAATTCGGTATTTTTCCGCATATCGAATGGCTCTAATCTTTATGTCGACCTTCTTTCTAAGTCTCTTGTGCTTAACCCACTCCCTAATCAGGAAGCAGGCTACCGCAATGAGATATGCCGATAGAAATACAGCGTCTGTCATGCCGCCTCCTGCTGTTTCAGTGCGCGAAGGTCTGCTCTGGCCTTGGCGCGGATGCCGTCCAGTTCTTCACGGGTGTATCGGTGGGTTTCGTTGTTGGATTCCAGCGCCAGCACGCGCTCTTCGCCGATCAGCTCAACCAGCGCGGCACGGTACGCCTCAATGTTCCCGGACTTGTGAACATTGCAGGCGGAGCATTGAAGCCACAAATTATCGGGATTGAAGCGCAGTTGTGGCGCGGCGGCCGTGGTTCGGTAATGCCCGGCATGCCAGGCAAAAGCGGTCTTTGTTCCGCACGAGATACAGCCGTGCCCGGCGGCCAGCAGCATTTCGCGCCGCCAGTCGTTGAAGGCACGCTGAGTCATCTGCACCCAGTGACGGATCGGCTTCAGCTCATTGCGACGCGCAGAGCGCCGTTGGCGACCTGCCTTCTCGGCCTCTTTCTGCTCTTTGATGCGCTTAGCCGCGGCCTTAACCTTCTCCTTTTCGCGTTCTTCCATCGCGAGGATTGCGCCGTGCTCCGGGCAGCACCAGCGGATCCGTATATCGTGGAATTTCGGCACGAAGTATTCACCGCACACTTTGCACTTACGGCGGGATGGTTTACGCATGATTTCTCCTCGCCGCGAGACGCAGCCATTTCTGATCAACCAGGCGGGCGGTATAGTCTTTCAGGGTCTGGATGTCGGACGGCTTAACCGCAGCCTTACGCTGGCGGCGCGCCGGAACGCGGAATATTTCGTTGGTGATTACGCGTGCGAGAGGACTACCCACGGGAAGCCCTCCACTCTTGCGCCCAGGCGATGCGCTTACTGGATGCTTCGGAGAACTTCACGCCGCGGTCGGTGCCAAACCAGTAAATCGCCTCGATGACGTCGACCATGTAGCGCTTACTGGATTTGGAAGTGCTGACACCGAAATAAACGCGGCCGCCATTAATGCCCGGCGCTGATTTCTGCTCATTCTCCGGGTCCTGCATCTGGCTAACCAGAACAGTGATCAGGTCTTTCCATTCCTTCGGCTCAAGCTTTTCGCCATACCAAACAACCTGGACAGACAGGTCTTTCAGTAGCGGCCACATAAGACGATTTTGCTTGTCGGTGCGCGTCTCTTCCCGAGCCTCGACAACCATTGGCGCGCGAGGGTTTACCGGCAGTGTGCGGATGAATGCTATGAGGTTGTCTTTAACGGTTTCGTTAACGATGCAGTAGTGCTGTTTCATGCGCCACCTCCAAGAGGTAACGCAGAATGCAGAAAATCGCAGTTGCATTTCTGCATCTGTGACAAGGTGAGGAGTTCAGATTGTGGTCGCATTTAAGTCCCCTTAAATGCGCAGAAGTCATCGAAGTTGTTCAGGCTCCGATGACTTAATTATGGATGGATGATTATTGGAAATCAAACGTTGCTTGACGTTTAGTTATGCGTCGAATGGGTTAGGCATCGATATCAACCCTTATAGCGAATACATTCACGGGGTCGTCACCAAAATGCTTATGAATGATTGACTGTAGTTTGTAGCCTCGATAAGGGACATCGATCCGACGCTCTGTATCATCAGCGCGTGGATACCCGCGAGTAATAATAAGCCTGTCATATTCTCGGTTAACCAGCCGCTTGCGCCAGTAATCATTGAGTAGTCGATACTCAAACCTCTTCTCTCCGCGCTTCATCTGGTCGAAATATTCACCGTTAACTGCCAGCTGGAGGTTAGCCATTCTTCACCTCCTGCTGTGGTGCTGCTGCGCCATGCCCAAGACCCTCATCAGTGAACGAAATAATCACTTTTGACGGGTCAGCGCACTGAGGAGATTCTCCATTCCGGAAAACAACGAAACTGCTTCCGTGGAGTTCAGCCAGTTTCTCAGCTTTGGTTTGCCAGTCCGGAATCACCGGAGAGTTGCCAGCGGCACCCTGAAGCATGGCGGCGCGGCGTAACCTGACAGGCACGTCAGCCCATACCCCGGCACCTGACCTGTCCTTGCTACTGAGCAGGTCTTCAATCGCAGATGCTGCCATGTGAAGCAGGTCTTCATCAGGAACAGATACCGGCGCTGGCGGGGCGGGGTAATAATACTCGTCCTCAATGCCCTCAACGGGTTTTGAGAAGCCGATAAAATTACCGTAATGCCAAGGATAAGGGCCGTATGGCTCAACAGTCACACGACGCCATCGGTGAATGGCAGGCTCCGCTTCGAGCGATGCCAGCGCGATACGCGCCAGCTCCATTTGTTCGCCACGGGTTAAGCCGTTATCGAGAGGGTTTTTAATGAATTCCGCAACGCGTTCTTTGGTTATATTGCTCATGATGCCTCTCCTTTCCCGGCTGCGGCGACGTTGATGCCAGCGTTATCACAGGCAATGCGGAATGCCGCTTGAAGTTCCCGCGCAACGTGCGACACATAGCCGTCGAAGGTTGGCATTTCGACAGTCTTCTTCTCTGCGGCTGTAAGTTTATCTTCGGTCTCTTTGAGCCTATCAAGGCGAATAACCATGCTATGAATAACCACCGGCACTTGGTCATCAATGAGGTCGCAAGGTACTCTCAAGACGCGTTTCCACTCCCGCATGAGGGCGTTGCGCTGTTCTGCAACAGCAACAATGGCTTCGAGTCGATTGATTCTGTTGTCTTTGGCTTCCAGCTCATCCAGCAGCGCCAGCACGGCGGCAGGGTTGGCTGCACGGAAAAATTCTTCAGCCAATCCATGATGCTCGCCAATGCCATAAAACAGGACGCCCAGCGCTACGCCGTCGATGTTGCAATAATCTCTCTGAACTTCCATGTAGCCATCGCCGCCGCAAGTAGGGCATTCGATGCATTCATCGTCTTCCTGGCGAGCTTCTTGTGCGGTGTCGAGATTTAACGCTGTCACCTTCTCCGCCGCTTCTCGCAGCGCCTGTTTGTCGATGTTGCTCATTGGGCGTCTCCAGAGCTTGGTTTCCAGATGAATTCAGGTGCGATAATCACCTCCATCGATGTGCCTCGCTCGTTGTACTGCTCAAGCATTTCCAGAATGTCAGAGTCAGTCTGTGTATCTCCGTAGCTACCAACGATGCAGAGTAATTCAACAGGGGCGCCGAGGTTTTGCAGGGCAATCGTCAGTTGCTTTGCCAATGCCATTTTCATTGCTTCATCGCTCATGGCTGCACTCCTTTGCGAAGCTGGGCGGCGAAGTTATCGGCATTACTGGCTTCATGAAGAAGCGCGCGAACACGGATATTGTCGCCATAACATTCACGAATCTTTGATGCCGAGTGTCGGAAACTATCAGCGTATTCCTGCACGCCATCGGCTTTCGCCTGAGCCCGCACTTCAGCCAGGAAAGCGTCAGTTTCCGGGGTTCGCTTCATCTTGAGAATTTCAAATGCCTCGATCATCGCCAGTTCTGGCATTCCGTCATCCATAAGCTCTTCGGCTTTCTCGATAGCCTCAAACATCGAGGCACTATGCGGATTAGGGCTCCACTCCTTCATCCCCGCATTCTCAGCAGTCAGCGCCGCGCATCTGGCTTCACCTTCAGCCATGCCAGCCTGGTACGCTTCGAACATGTGCCGCGTCTTCTCGTGCACAAAGCCTCTGTCGTCTTCCATCGCTGGCGAGCAGCCGTTGTTGTTCTTGGTAAACCACTCGATAAATTTCTGTTTCACACCCCTGCCCTCCCCCAAACCATCAATACCCGCTTCATCGCCGCGCTGTTGCGGCACTCCTGGCAGATCACGTTCGTGTCCGTCCGCTGAATTAACTTCGTCTTACCCTGCTTCATGCCCGGTATCGTGTCAGGCGCGAAGCGCATGCCGTAGCTGGTCAGGCCGTACAGGCGCTGGCCATATTTTCCTTCGCAGCTGATCAGGCCGTCGGCCAGCAGCGTGCTCACCGTTCCGGATATCTTTTTGGTGTCCATGCCGATAAGACCTGCCAGTTTGGCGTTGTTCAGTCCTGGGTTGTTGCGCAGGGCTGCCAGCACCTGCTCACGGATTGTTATGGTCATCTCACACCATCCCGTTAGACTTGTTGCGGTTGTACTTCGCCAGCAGCAGCTGGATCGGCGTTGGACCGTGATCTGCAGCCGGTGCTGCAATCGCCCGGCGTACCGGCGGCACTGGTTTACCCTCGGTAACGCGCTTTTCCCACATATCCAGCAGATCGCCCGCTTCGCACGCCAACTCACCATGAGCTAACTGGCGCTCTGTGCTGCGGTGGCGAAGTTCGACGCAGATGTGGTACATGACCGGCTGCGACCAGGGGAATTGTTCGCTGGAGGTGAATTCGAACGAGCGGTTACGCCAGTCCCAGTATTCGGCAATCACCTGATCAACGGTGATACCCAGCGCCCCTCCGCTCTGCTTGCACCAGGCTACGAACTGGCCCGGCGACGGCAGGAATGGGCGTACCTGGCTACGCGCTACACGCATGCCGGCATCGACCTGGGCCATGGTGTGGATTCCGTTCTCCTGAAACGCCAGCAGCCACTGACGGCGGAACTCGTTCAGGTCGTCCTGGGTGCGGAAGTTCGCCATGCTGGCCGGGAACGCGGCACGCAGCTCGTTGAACAGCTTGTTGAATACCTGTGCCACCTGCTCGACTGGCGCGCGCTCCTGGTACTGCTCTGGCAGGTTATGGGCCATGCGGCTCATCTGCTCGCGGTCATGGTTACGCATCTGCTCTGCAAGAGATTTCATCGGATCACCCCATAGGCCCAGTCAGTGTTGTTGAAGTCCAGATCCGGCTTTCCGCCTCGCTGCTCACCACCAGCGCTGCGCTGCATCGTCAGCTTGTCCCACTGCTTACGCAGGCTTTCCGGGCTCAGGATGTTGGTCTGCCAGAAGTGGTGCTTGCTGGCCCAGTCGTACAGCGCGCAGATATCCTGGTGCGACCGGTTGTCTATCTGGCGCATCAGGCGAACGGTGTTAGACCAGGAGGTCATGTCCGGGGCTTTGCAGGTTGGGTTAATCAGCTTCACCCTGGTGGAAATCCACTGGGCGGTTTTGAGGTCTTCAGCCGATCCCCACTTCGCACCGGATGGGGTGTAAACCGCAGCTTCAGGATGAGCTGATAAAAATTTCTTCAGACGTGCGTCAGAGGATTCGTCAGAATTCTCGGACGAAGATCTTTTAATGTTTTTATTGTTGTTATTACATTGTTGTTCATGATTCTCGGTGAAACGCTCGGGTAAAAGCGCGCCGTTATGCGCGGCACCACCTTCCGAAGCCGCACCATTACTGGCTTCGCCATGCTCGGTATTAAGCTCGGAGATATGCGCGGTGAAACGCTCGGGTAAATCGTCCATTTTTTGAGCATACTCAGCGTAATTTGTGATGGTTATCACAGAGCCTTTTCGCTTCTCTCCAGAGCGAGAAATCATCCCTTCACGCTCGAAAACATCAAGCATCCTGTCGACGGCGTGGCGACTGCATGGCTTCCCTTCCCTGTCGCATAGATTCAGCCCAAGATCGGCTGAGGTGGTGACCAGTTGTCCGGTTTGCAGCGGCCATTGGCGCCCCTTGAAGTTTGCTGTGTATGGCTGGCGGGCGGCAGACAGCAGCAGGTTTTCCCACAGCGTGCGCAGGAAGACATCCTTCGACCAGGTTTGCTTCAGAACACTCCGGTACAACGGGATGAATCCGGTTTTCTGGTTCTCCATCCGGTTGCTCCTGACGGCAGAATGCGCCGCAAAGTTTGCATAGGCGACGTTCGACATAGCTATGACTCCCGTGCCTGGTGTTTTGGATTACTCTTTGTCATAATGACCTCGTAATTACTGCCGTAATTGCACCTGAAAGCCGTTGGTGTTCCAGCACCGCGGCTTTCGCCATTTCAGAGCAGACCCGGCTGCTGCTGCGCACGCTTGACGCGCTTCTTTTCGAACTTGTCTGACGGGGCCTACTGCTTCTCCGCCCAAAGCTTTGCGTGTCGTAACACGTCATCGAAAATCCTCCCCTTACGACTGGCCTGTGACATTCGCTTGTACATATCGACGGCCTGAAATGCCCCCCCCCTGAGCCACCGCTACGGTGAATCCCTGTTTAATCAGTTCATCGCGTACATGCTTCTCGATAAATTCGATGTGGTTCATAGCGGCTAAGCCTCCATTTGCCCTTTCTCGGAATCCCGGTTAGAAATCAGGATGGCCAGCAGCAGCGACATGTTCGGCACCAGGTTCTCCCGCCACCGGCTTACGGTTGATTTGTTCACGCCAGCTACTTCGGCGATCCTGGTAGTCCCAAGATCTGCGATTTGCCGCTGCACCCAGCTCTCAATTCGTCGTGCCTCCGCTTTGTTGCGTGTCGTTAAGGTCTCCATTTGCGATACTTCCTCTGATTTAATTGGTTATGGCCGCCGGTCAGGCGGCTTTTGGTTTACTGATTTCAAGGATCTGGCTCTCGGTGAACTGACCGCCAGAAGCAGCTGCGATTTTAGATGCATACCCCGTTTCGCCGGTGTAGTCGGTTCGTGGAAGTGACCCACTGTTAATCCACTTATAAATTGCTCGTGGAGTTCTACCGCATGCCTTCGCCACCACCGGAACACGGATCTGCTTGATGATGTCGCCAAGGTTTTTAGGTTGCATTTGTTAACCCTCAAATTGAACTGTAAGTACATATTATGTCGGAACTGATAGTTCAAGCAAGTGATATTATGATTGAACCCATGGTTCAAGAAGAAAAAGCGCGTACAGAGTTTTCCCAACGGCTAGCGCTGGCCTGTGATAAAGCTGGTTTACCTGCTCATGGACGTCAGGCTGAAATTGCCAAGCGAATGAAGCTAACGCCAAAAGCAGTAAGCAAGTGGTTCAATGGGGAAGCTATTCCAAGACGTGGGAAGTTGCAGGAACTGGCGGCTATAATTGGCACATCCTCGTCTTACCTATTGGGCGATAGTGCAGCAGATGGCATATCTGAAGGGCATATGGCGATGAGGGACGATTCTTTCCGTGTAGATGTTTTTGATATTCAGGCTAGCGCTGGGCAAGGAATTCTTGTGCGAGATGAGTTCATTGAAACAATCAGATCCATAGAATATTCAACCGAAGAGGCTCGCGCCGTATTTGGTGGACGCCCAGCTGACCACATAAAAATGATTGCCGTGAATGGCGATTCGATGTCTGGCACGTTCGAGCCGCGAGACCAGATCTTCGTCGACGTCAGCATCGACTGCTTTGACGGTGACGGCATATACATTTTCGTTCTGGACAATGATCTCTACATAAAGCGTCTTCAAAAGCAGCACAAAAAATTAGCTGTGATTTCAGACAATAAAAAATATGAAACCTGGTACATCGAAGATGGTGATTTTTCTTCTCTTCGCATCTGCGCGAAAGTGCTGGTAAGCCAGTCAAGGGCATACAGATTTCATAGCTGAGGAAGTTAAGCATGGAAGCAAAAAAGGTTACAGATCTGAGTGATGGAAGCGCCTTGTACGAGTTTGGCGACCACTTCATAACCTGCAAGTCAAGCCAAGATAAACGCTGGCAGCTAGGTGCTTTCAAACGTGATGAAAACAAATTCAGAGATGACACTCTGGCGGTTTTGAAGAATGAAAAATTCATGTTTATGGTTAAGCTCGGCGGACAGCTTTCTCCCAAGCCTCAATGCATAGCTGTTAACGGGCGATTTTTATTTTCTGTCCATACCGGCAAAGACAACAACATGGCTGCAGTCATAGCCATGGATAACACCGGGAAAGAGTTATTCAAGATAGAAACTTCCACTCACCTCATCAGTTCGGCCATATCTGAATTTGGCCGCTACATCGCCCTATCGTTTGCCGGTAGCAAAAACAAAGATGATTTTTACGCGCACCGGCTTGAGGTCATAAACATTGATACCGGAGAGGTTTTAATGTCCGTTATCAAAACAGACTTCCTTCGATACGCTGAACTTTCAGTTGTTGAGCCAGACGGCGGACTTTTCGCAACTTTCAATGGTCGCACAAGACTAGTAGATGTGACGAACCTCTAAAATATCCAATCCGCACCCTCCTCCAGATATTCCCCACAAAAAAATTCTAAAAATTATTTCTCTTTAAAGTTCATAAACATACCTTCATATGAACTTTCCATTCACTTTAAATGTACTTTTGGTACTTTACATGAATGAACTATTGGTACATTATCAACCCATCGAAACGAAACATCGACAGCTGAGCGAAGTTAGCCGGCAGCGAAGTGGAGATTCGGTCAGTCGAACGGCGCGACAGTAAACCATGCGTCGGACCATAGGCGGGCTCAGGAAGAGCGGCAATTATGGCAAAGCGAATATAAAGATTTATTCCAGCCCATTCGAAGCTGAGTGGGCTGGGCTGAATCAGACGAGGAAAAAAATATGCGTAAAGCAAGATGTGGAATGTATCGCAAAGAAGAGTGCGGATTCGGCTTGGCGTATGGTCGTCATCGGTTTAACTGCAATCCATCCAACGGTTTGGTGGCGATTCGAGCTTTTAATTACTGGTAATAGAGAAGACCAAAACATTTCTCCCGCATCAACGGGTAACTAATTGGAGAGTACGTATGCACAAGTGTCAATTCTGTGGGTACTTTCTGGCATCTGAACAGATGCAGAGAATATCTCTAAACATGGTTGGCAGGCCTTACAACATCTGCATTCCATGCTCAGAAAAGTACAAAAATAAAGGCCTGTGGGATTCGGCAAAAAACGATATCGACTGGAAAGCTCTTCCATGCGTCGATGAGACATAACAGCATCAGCGGGTAACTACAGAGGGTGAGAGGATGATCGACGACATCAAGCGCATAGACTCAATGATAAATGTGCTTCGCAATATGAAACAGGACATCAAGCGCCAGCAGAAACTAAGTGGAATAAACAGTTTAGATCTGACGCCGAAGCAAGCTCAAAAGCGCAATGCCGATGCTGACTGGATTGCGATGGAACAGATTAAGCGCCGGCATGAGCTGCACGCTCTGTCCGTTGAGCTTGGGTTCGCTGAACGCCGGGAAAGTTATGCTCCATTTGAATTAACTGACGGGTGGCACCGATTCAACCACAAGCCGCGCGAACCTCAATAGCCGCCTAATCAGCGGCTTTTTCATACCTGGAGTCATTTACGAGTGGCTCAAGTTATGACAACCGGCGGCCATCCACCGCCCATTAGCGCAGAAGTCTTGTTTAACGTTCGGCGGCGCGGCCTTAAGCGTGGAGATGATTATGACTCTTATCGAATTGACCAAAAAGAAAATGGCAATTGAAGCCGAACTGGCTCAGTTGAAAGCGAAGTTTGTTGATGACACCTCACGCATCGGAAAGGAGTTGATTGCCGTGTCTGAGGGCATCAACCAGGCCAATAAAGGCCTGACGGTTGAGATGGTCCAGCATGGCATGACGATCATTAACTTCGGAGACCCGAAGCAAAGCATGGAGCGGCGCGGGTGTGTTGAAGATGCGATTAACGACATTGCATCCGGGTTTCCGCGCCTGAGCGAGCGTTATTTTGGCACTAAAAACTACGCCCAATGGAGCGACCAGCGTGAAGACCATCGTTATGGATATGGCCCTAAGCACGGCTCTATCTGCTTCAAGATCGGCTTAACTGGCACCGCACGTAACAAGCTGGCAAGCGGCGGGCTGAGTGATTACGACGCAGAATGCGCTATCTACTGCCTGATGAACATTGACGCCATCAATGCGGCAAATGCCAAAGCCCGGGAGGCATCATGA